CAGCCTAGAAGAAGCCGTTGCCATTGTGAACTTGTTGGGGTCTTTACCAACGAGTCAGGGGGCGTTTCCGCTCTTTCAGAAGTTGAAGGAACAGGTGGAGCCGCATCTGCCGAAGCAAGAAAACAATGAGGTATCTAAACAATGAGTACTGTAATTAACTGGTCTGTCACGGCGATGAATTGCTATCCGCAGGAGGCGGGAAACACCGATGTGGTATGAAGATGGGGCATCGGGAAATGAACCCGGTACTGGCTAAGGCGTTTGAGTATGCAGAACCTTTGTAGGTGATGGTCGTGATTAAGCTGGTGGGTGTCTGGGCCTTGTGGTGGGCGGACATGTACTTCCTGACCGGCATCATGTGCGCGATGTATCTCTGGGTCGTGAACAACAACCTTGATGTGATACAGGGTAAGAAGCGATGAGCGTCGTCATAACAGATGCGGTGGATCTACCCGGCAAGATCAAAAAGGCTGGAGTTCCGTTTACCTTGGCGGTGTTGTTCATGTCCGTTGTGAGATTGAGTTTTGCTGTGATCAATCTATACGCCGATGAGTCGGATACTAGGTTGGCGGTGCTAGAGACTCGCATGGATGAGATGGACAAGAAACTGGCTGAAATGGATAAGAAGCTAGACAAGATGGATGCAAAGTTAGACCGGTTGTTGGAGCGTTGAGATGGAAGACGGGCAGATCCTATTCAATATCATTGTCGGCCTTGCTGGCGTATTTGGTGGCTGGATATTGAATAACATCTCTCGCTCTATTGAGCGTCTGGATAAGGACGTTCGGGCGATGCCGTTGACCTATGTGACCCGTGCGGACTATCGCGCTGACATCGAAGAGATCAAGGCCATGCTGAACCGCATCAATGACAAGCTAGACGCTAAAGCGGACAAGGAGTAACGATGCCGATCCCCGCAGCCTTGAGCGCGATCCTGACGCCCCTACTGGGCAACGGTTTAAATCTCGTGGCCAATGCCGTCATGGCCAAGGGCAAGGACTATGTTGAGCGCAAGTTGGGCGTAGAACTCAAGCCGGACATGACGCCGGATGAAATCATTCGTCTCAAGACCGCCGAGATGGAGCACGAGGAAGAATTACTCCGGCTCCGAATTGAGGAAAACAAACTTGACTTGGCTGAGTTAGAAGCTCGGCTCAAGGACACCGATTCAGCGCGGGACCGTGAAGTAGCGATTGCGACCTCAGACAAAGCACCTTTATTGAACAAAATCGTCACCCCCGTCCTTGCGCTGTCTATTCTGCTTCTGACCTTTGGGTTGTTTGGCGTTGTGATGTTTGACAACACGCCGGTCGAAGCCTCCCGTAAAGACATCCTGATCTATGTGCTGGGGGTCTTGTCGGCCATTGCCACTCAAATCGTCTCCTACTACTTCTTCTCCAGTCAGGGTAGCAAGGACAAGGGCGACCAGCTGCGGGAGGCCATGAAATGAGCGCGGTACGTGATCAGGCGGCGTTCTTGCTGGACATGTGCAAGTTGATCCAGAAGGCGACCGAGATGGGCTTTGTGGTCACGGGCGGCGAGTTGTACCGTACCCCAGAGCAGCAGCAGATCCACATCAAGGCGGGCCGTAGCCGGACCATGAACAGCCTGCACTTGCAGCGCCGTGCGGTGGATCTGAACTTCTTTAAGGACGGTAAGCTGACCTACGACAAGGCCACGCTGGCCCCGCTCGGGGCGTTCTGGGAGAGCCTGCACCCGCTCAATAGCTGGGGTGGGAATGGGGTTAAGCTAGTCGATACGCCGCACTTCTCGCGAGGCGTGGACAAACCTGAGTGGAAGAGGGTTACATGAAGATTGCACTCGAACCACGGACCACGGACCTTGGCATCATCGAGCCGGCGCATGAGATTGAAGTCGTGTGCGCGGCCTGCGGGTATGACCTCGATGAGGCAGAGCTTGAGGCCGACACCTGTGCGGACTGTGGTCAGGTGTTGGATCTTCGACAACACGTGTCGATCCAGGTAACGACCGTGCCGGCAAGCGTAGGAGGAACACTGCCGTGAAGAAAAAGGCAAAGAGCCGCGTCAATGCGGCAGGTAATTACACGAAGCCCGAGCTACGTAAGCGCCTGTTCAACTCGATCAAGGCGGCGAACACGCAGGGAACGGGAAAAGGGCGCTGGTCCGCGAGAAAAGCACAGCTTCTCGCCAAGCGCTATAAGGCCGCGGGCGGCGGGTATCGGGATTAACCATGCGCGCACCCCAACAGTCACTAAAGAATTGGACCGCCCAGAAGTGGCGGACAAAGTCAGGCAAGCCCTCAAGCAAGACGGGCGAGCGTTATCTGCCGGAGGCGGCCATTAAGGCATTGTCTCCGCAGGAGTACGCGCGCACGACCGCAGCAAAGCGCAAAGGCAAAGCCAAGGGCAAGCAGTTCGTCAAACAGCCGAAGGCGATCGCACGCAAGACGGCACAGTACAGGTGATCTTATGGCGATGGTGAAAAAGGACGCGATCGGACAAGAGATTCGCAAGTCGTACGAGCGGGGCCAGAGGGGTTGCCCGGAAGCGACGGTGGATATTCATGTCAATCTGGCAAACCGTAATAACGCCATCAAGGAATACGGCTACGGGCCACTCAACCCGGAGTCGGAGTCGCGCGCGTTCTGGGATAAGAAGGCGGAACTCTGGCAGACGACCGTTCGCGAGGCCAAGAAGGCACGCTGTGGTAACTGCGCGGCGTTCATCCAGACGCCGCAGATGATTGCCTGTATCGAAAACGGCATCGAAGCGAGCGAAGAGGGCCCAGAACACGAGAACTACGCCCCAGATGTCGTCCAGGCGGCCAACCTTGGCTACTGTGAACTGTTTCACTTCAAGTGTGCCGGCGATCGGACGTGCGATGCGTGGCTCGTGGGCGGTCCGAGCAAGTAGGATGCGCGTATGCCACTCCTCAGATTGTTCCTTAAACCTGGTGTAGACAAGCAAAACACCGAATACGGCGCGGAAGGCGGTTGGATCGACTCCGATTACGTCCGTTTTCGCTATGGCTTGCCCGAAAAAGTGGGGGGTTGGAGCCAATTTGGCGAAAATGTCGTCTACTTAGTCGGTGCGCCAAGCGAAGTTTTCGCGTGGAGTGACCTAAACGGTTCCCCGTATGTCGTTGTCGGCACAAACAAAAAGGTTTATGTCTATTATGTCGGCGCGTGGGCCGATATCACTCCCATTCGGGCTACCGCTACGGGCGTAACCTTAGATACGACCTCGGGAAGCAATCGCGTCACGGTGAACGACACCGCGCATGGGGCTATCACGGGCGATTTCGTAACGCTTTCGGCGACCTCGGGCAATCCCGGTGGCATTCCAAACGCCACGATGAACGGCGAGTACGAAATCATCGAGGTGCCGAACGCCAGCGAGTACGTCATCTTAGCCTCGGTCAACGCTTCATCAACCGCGACGGCAGCTGGCACGGCGGATGCCGCATCTCAGATAAACACGGGCAGTGACGTCAGCTATTCCCACTTTGGTTGGGGCACGGGCACGTGGAGTCTTTCAACCTGGGGCACCCCGCGACCGGCTTCTGCGGCCTTGGCGCTATATTCAGCCGTTTGGCAGTTTGATAACTACGGAGAAAACCTGATTTTGCAGTTCGTCGATGGCGGCATCTACGAATGGCTGCCGAGTACGGGCATCGGCGTGCGTGCTGCGGCCATCTCTGGCGCGCCGACCAAGAGCAAGTACGCGCTGGTGTCGACCCCTGATCGGCATTTGATCTGTTTTGGCACGGAGTCGACGATCGGCGATCCGGATAGCCAAGACCCAATGTTTGTGCGGTTCTCGAGCCAAGAAGACATTACGGATTTCGTCGCAACCGCGACCAACACAGCCGGTGGCCAGCGTTTGCCGGACGGAAACTACATTGTTTCGGCCCTACGTTCGCGCGGCCAGATCCTGATTTGGACGGATACAGCGCTGCATGGCATGCAGTATCTGGGGCCGCCGTATACATTCGGCTTCCAGCAGCTTGGTGCAAACTGCGGCCTCATTGGGCCGCACGCTTCGGCGGATGTGAACGGCGTGGCGTATTGGATGGCCAAGGACGCGTTCTTCGTGTTCGACGGTACGGTAAAGAAGCTTCCGTGCACCGTGCAGGACTACGTGTTCAAGGATTTGAACTTCACTCAAGCACAGAAAGTGCATGTGGGGATTAACACGCAGTTCAACGAAGTGACGTGGTGGTATTGTTCTGAGGCCAGCGACTACATCGACCGCTGCGTGACGTTCAACTACCTTGAAAACGTCTGGTCCATCGGCACGATGTCACGCACGGCGTGGGCAGACCTCAGTGCCTACCCTAAGCCCATCGCCACGCGCTACTACCCGACGGGCACCCAGACAACCATCAGCACGATCTACGGCCTGACTGCCGGCCGCGCCATCATTTATTCGCAAGAGACAGGCACTGACGACAACGGCGTGTCAATGCCCAACTACCTTGTGTCTGGCTACTTTGACATCGGCGATGGCGACAACATGCTGTACATGAAGCGGTTCATCCCGGACTTCAAGAACCAAATCGGGGACCTGACGGTGCGGCTGCTGCTCCGGCCGTATCCGCAGTCCACTGCCGTGCCGAGCTCCTTGGATCCGTACCTGATCACGCCGACCACTGACAAGGTGGACACGCGCGCCAGAGGCCGGCAGATCTCTCTGCGCATTGAGAACGAGGAGCTGTCCTCCAACTGGCGATTCGGCACCTTGCGCGTGGACATCCAGCCGGACGGCCTGCGATGAGCAAAATCACGAATGTTCGCTTGCCGAACGCTTCGGCGCAGTACAGCCCGGAGCAGTTCAACCAGCTTGTGCGATCGCT